TGTTTACCGCAATCCTACCTTTATAAGGTTCATGGCCTGCTTCGAAGTATGTATTCTCGGCCATGCATTGGATTTGTTTTTTGTCGTAGTTGCTCAGATAGACTGGCTTCTTTACGACTTTTTCTTTTTCGATTACCTGAATGACTGGGACCTTTACGATCTTGACTTCAGGTTCTTTGTTTGGTGTAGCCAAAGCCACGCCTGTTACTGCAATGATACCTATGACAAAGCCTTCGGCCCAGCGTAGATACGGGAAATCTTTTCTAGTTTCGAAAAGTTTCATGTTCTTCCTCTTAGTCTCAATGACTTTGGCAAACAGAGACTACTTTACAGGCATCCCAGCCATATAGTTTTCTGCCGCTATAAGAAGATACACAAGAGAATAACGAAGTATCTTCCATCCATTTCCCTCTTACTGGAAATGCAAAATCATTAGTGTTTTCGTCGGTGGCATCCGAATGATGCCGCTTTCTAGCCATCTAAGACTTGAAGTTTTGCAAGAGTCAATGGAGGATTCTAACCTCCGTCGTGATATTTTATTTATACTACCGCCAGCAGTTTTTCTGGCGACTCGTAGCACCAGCAATTCAACTGGTAGTAAAGTGTGGGTACCTGTCGCCAAGTACCCACTGACTTAATTAGTTGCTGTCAACAAAAATCTTAAGCTTCGTTGCTTCAACTAAAATTTCTTCTGCTGTAGGGAAAGTCGGAACTTCAGTCAAAAGCGTTGCGTTATCGTTATTATCGGCTGCGCGCGCTGCTTGTTCCCATTGATTATAGAACTTTGCGTTAGCTTGATCTTGAGCCATCTTCAGAACTTCAAGACGGATTTCATATGGTGTCTTAGTCATTTTAATTTCCTTTATGTGTGTTATGTGTGTTGGCCCGTTCTGTTCCAAGGTGGAGCCATACCCGTGTAGATCATGCCGCTAGGCGGATATCTGCAAAGCTATCGTTATCGTTAGCATTTATGTTTTGTGGCACTTTGCCAAGCAATCAGTCTCGAACCGCCCTATTACACGAAAATCGAATTCCATAGTCACCCCCATCATAGATACACCATCATCCCTCACTTTAGTAGGCATCCCTTTCGGGTCGGACCTTGATGTATCTATGGTGGAGGTGCGGGGAGTCGAACCCCGGTCTTTCCGCCTTTATTGTTGATTGTCAACAACTGATATTCTATTTATACCCTAACGGGCTTTAATTGTACATGCTTAATTGCACCAAGATTGCTTTGCATCACCAAAATATGCACGCGCAAAACCATTCTTGATAAGAAGATCTCGTAGGCTCATGCCATCAAGGAGAATATCTCCAAGAACACGACCACCGAACTTATCCCAATCGTACAGAACAACCTGATGCTTCTTCGTAGATTTGATTACCAAATTGGTGAATTCACTAGCTTGTTCGCCACGAACTTTTTCGCTAGTGCACTTGGCACGAAAGCTCTTTTCAGGTGTATCGACACCAAAGATTCGAACACCAAGCTCAGGCTTCAGAGGAGCTGGAAGATACGGAGCGGTAATGACAATCGTATCACCATCAATCGCACGGACGATGGTAGTATCATACGTCACACCGACAGGAGTCTTCTGTGCGATAGCTGGAGTTGCCAGCATGACGAGTGCTAGCGCAATAAAATTCTTCATATATTTTCCTTAGTTACAACGGGTTTCCCAGTAAACGTAGCGTTCGCCACGATACCATTCGGTGATTTGTTCACGGACGCAATAGCGTCTATCATATCTATAATCTGGTGGATAATAGCGTGTGTCATTATATGGCTCTTGATTTCTTTCTCTCTCACGATCCCTCTCGCGATTACTCGAGCTGAGAGCACCAACTACAACGCCACCAATGATAGCTCCACAAAGCCAGCCACATCCTCCACCACGACGTTGGTTCTGATCACGCCATTCTCCGCGGTCACGCTTATCTCTACGGTCATTGAAATCGTTGCTCTGTGCAAACGCTGGGGTGGTAATCAACATGCTAGCAGCAAGAGCAAATGCAATAAGCTTTTTCATATTAAAACCTTTCATTAATATCAGCAAACATGACTCGTTTTTTTGGATCACCTGCGGTGATGCATCGAGTGAGTGTAAGAGCTTCTTTATAATTCTTCGTATGGAATTTTACCGGAAAGATGATCTCTTCATCCTCCATTTCGAAACACATTCCTACAAAGTAAGTACCATTTTCTTCTACCATTCACGTATTTATAATTGGGAGAACCGAAGCTCTCCCAATCACGTTAGGCAGCATCTGCAAACTCAATCGCGGTTTCCAATGCCTTCGTCTTGAGGTTCTTATTCGAACCGTACCAAGCAGAAGTCATGCGATTATCTGCATTGCGACCGATCATGTGATCAGTCATGAAAGTCACAGCGTTGAAAGCCTGCCACCAGCTACCTTCGCCGAACTCGGCGCCAGGCTGTTGGTCCATGATTTCGAGAGCGATACCAGCATTCTTGCTGAGATCTTTCTTCGAACCAGTGACAGGGAATACACGCTGGAAATACTCGACGATGTTCTCGTCAGTGTAGCGCTTCGAACCAAGATAAGCAGCCATTTCCTTGTACTTGGCAAGCTTTTCCTTGGCGACACCGAGTGTTTCCTTGACAACGTCACCGTCAAACTCGCGGCGATGGCTAACCTTAACGATCTTGCTCGACTGGCTGTTAAGCGAGAGAGTCAGAGTATTGTTGCAAACAACGCGAACAGGAGTGAAGCGAACATCGATCGACCAACCATACTTATGCGGATTGGTGAAGAGCAGGTAGGAATCGACCTGATCGCCTTTGAACAATTCGAAGGAATCCTTCACCTTTGCCAAGGCCCAAACAAGCTGACCATCGCGAAGCGAACCGGCGGTGTGCATTTCCATCTCACCGGCTGCAACGAAATCATTGAAGAATTCGAAGGCTGATTCGTTCTGATTAGGAACCCAATCGTTGGTGATCACGTCGAGGATCTTGTTGTCAACGTCACGAACCAGAGCGGAGTGACCGATGTCGACTTGCTTACCACCAATATCGGCGAAAGCAGGAACTGGATTGACCTTCCAGTCGAGGTTTGCTGCCTTCAGCATCTGATTCGGTGTGAGGTCGTTCGAGACCTTCGTGCCGAGGTGATGCCAAGGTGTTTCGCCTGCATAAGCCATCGAAGCCTTGCCGTCGAGAAATTCAATCATATGTGCCATAATATATTTTCCTTTTTCAATTTGGTATAACCATTCTACCAAAGAATGGCTTATTTGTACATGTTTATTTTTAAAATTATGCGATTTCCATCGACTCAACGAGGATATCACGGTAAGCACGCTTTGCTGCGCTGTACAGTTGACGATTCGAACATGCACTAAAGTCGAAATCATCACATTCTAATGCATACTGAATCATGCTAGCATCTCCGAGAGATACTTTGAGATTAGCAGCGATATCACGAGTAACTTGGTTCATCATAATCTCCTTAGCTTATTATTCAGCTGAATCAATCAGCGCGACTGTACCAGCGATAAAGATGGAAAGACCGACAAGACCTTGTACTGCGAACTGAAGAAAGCTTGCATCTTCAGGAACACACATAATCAACAGGCCGGAGAATATTGCTACGTACTTCAACATTTTTTCTTCCTTCATCATTATAGGTCCACCTTACCAAAGTTTTGATAAAATGTACATGCTTATTTTTCGATAAAATCACAAACTAGCTGAAAAAAATCATCGGGCTTTTCATCCTCGAGGACCATCAGATAGTCACGAACATCTTCTGTGATGCCATGCTTGGAGAAGTATTCGGCGATTGCTCGCTGAACGGTATCCATGCCGAAGTAACCGATAACAGGACTACTCATACATCATCCTCCATTTGTTCTACCATAATCTCAATGATACGTTCGAAGTCATCATCAGGATGCAACATATAATCTGCAGAGATATCACTGTACATCTCAGTGCAGGTGTTCATGGTTTCAACACCGTGAGTTCCACCGAGGGCTTCATAGATGAAATCGAAAGGATCATCTTGTGCAAGGATATATTCAAAAAGTCGAGTCATAATCACATCTCCATCATACGTTCAAAGGCAAAACGCTCGGCAAGAGCGTCGTAATTGCAGCAGTCACGGAATGTGACCTTAAACTTCATCATCTCAAGCGCAGTGTCGGCGAGACGGGTAATCGAGTAGTTAGAAGGTGACTTCTCGTTGTAGTACTCGATATAGATCCAGTCGATCAGGTTACCAGCGGCGTTTGGCGCTCTCATAATCTTGACAACTTCACCGCGGATAATACCAGCAGCAGACTCGTAGCGAACGCGATCACCGATAAGGATAGTCTTTGGAGCAGTCATTTTCGTTTCCTTCTTCATCATATATCCAGGATACCATGTTTTCGAAATATTGTACATGTTTATTGTCAAAAAAAATGCGACCGAAGCCGCATTTTCTTATCCGTACATTTGATGGTAAGATCGAACCAGATCGGTCGCTTTCTCAAGGTAGTTTTGAGGTCGTTCTCTAAACACTTGTGCCTCAAGAGAATCGTCGACACCGATGATGATCACGATATCCTTCACTAAGATGCCTGTCATCTCCCATAGCATGTATGCATAGAGACTGGTCTGTAGGAAGTATCCTTCGATCCATTCCTTACGCTTGAGTTTAGCTGAAGTCTTATAGTCGATGATCGACAGACGGCCGTCGTAGTCTGCTATGAGATCGCATGAACCTGCTAGCTTCAGATGATCAGAGAACAGAGTGCATTCTGTGGCTCTGATCATGTCGACCTTATCGTCAAGAATCATCTTGATCTGACGGAACATCATCATGTTATGAGGCATCGACGTATCGATGTCATGACCTAACACGTAGTTCTCACACATGGTATGGATGTTAGTTCCACGAGTGGCAGCCCGAGATGAAACTCGAGCTGCTTCGTCCTCGCCGACTCTTTTCTTCCAAGCTTCAAGGGCAGATTTATCAGTCATCTTACCGAGGACGGCGGTGACAGACGGATATCTCTTTCCTTCCGGAGTCTCATAGAGACGTGTTGGACCATCTATCCTTTGCAGCTCCACAAAGTCGAGTAGATCGTATTCGAAACCTTTACGGTTGAAGTCCGAGTTTTTGACGAGCAATTATATATTCCTTCACTAATTTCGATCGAACGATATCCTGTTCGAGAAAGTCAACATGTACAAAATCATTTAGCTTACCGATGACTCGCATGAAGTCTTTCAGTCCGCTGCGTTCTTGGTCCTTCGTAAGATCTGACTGACGGAAGTCACCGCAGAACAATACTCTACAACCCTTACCAATACGAGTGATCACCGAGTCCAGTTCGTGGAACGTCATGTTATTGACTTCGTCCACGATAACAAAACAATTGTTCATGGTAATACCACGAACGAACGACGTTGAGATAAACTCGACTGCGTTCTTCTGTTTGAGGATCTCGTATGCATCGGACCGATCAAACAGTTCGGTGCAGATGGCATAGTAAGGTGCCTCATAGACCTTCATCTTTTCCTTCTGGTTTCCAGGAAGAAAACCCATATCTCGTGTTGGTACTACCGATCTTACAATATAAATCTTATTTTGTACACCGGTATTTTCCATCATCGATTCGATGGCCTTATACAGAGCAATAAACGTTTTACCTGTACCAGCCATGCCGTGCAACATCAAATGTTTTCCATCATCAAAAGCATCAAACGCAATGCGCTGGTTTTCTGTGAGTGGATTTATATTTTTTAAATTGAAATTTTGAGTTTTAAATGTCAGCCCTTCTTGTGTGTCACCATTTTGTCTGGCGATTCTTTTTTCTCTCTTAGTTAAACGAGGTTGGCTATGTTGCACTAGTTGTCCTTATTTTTTATTGCGAGCCTTATTCACTGCCTCTCTGATCTTTGTACTTTTAATATCTTTGTCACCGTGCTGTTGACCGAGTGGGGAGTGTGGGTTAGCATTACCGATTCTATTGAGTAGATCGTTAAAGCCAGAGTCATTCTTATGAGTCACTCCTGCTATTCCTGATACAAAATTGGGAGCGCCTATAATCTCTTCGATGTCTGGATTGGCCTCGAGAAAATCAATTTTCTGTTGATAGTTAAAGAATTCCTCAAAAACTTCTCCTGTTTCTTTGAGTCTAAATTCGTATATAGGCATTAATAATCTTCATCTTCTATCAGATCTAAAAGGGTGCTTTTTGCTTTAGAACGAAGAGCAGATCGAAGCCGCTTCTCACTCAAATGCTGACGATGATCGTGTGATGTATTTTTCGAGTCGTCATATTCTTCATTGTATTTTCTAAAACGCTTAACCGTGTTGCTCATTTGGAATTAACCCTGGAAAAGCTTCGTTAATTGTTGCGATGTTGAGTCCTTCGACTTTCTTATCCTTGACTGCAATCAAAAGATTTGCATCCTTCGGATGAAGAGATTCGAGAAGACCGATGAAAAGCATTTCGCGCTGAACTTGTTTAATGTCAGGACGATTGCCGCTGAGGTAAAGAGGAAGTGTACGTGCCTCTTGATAGAGTCTTCCTTCGCTGTCGAGCACTTCGCTCGGCTTATAAGGAGGAGCTCCTTCTGGTAGCCACCATCCTACGTTAGGATGGAATGCCAATTCAAGGATATACCGAAGTGTTTCATTATCATACTGACGAAGGAGAGAAACCTTTGTCTGTACATCCTTGGCTTCCTTGACAAGATCAAGGATCTCTGAGATCGCTAATGTTCTTTGCATATTAAAACTCGTTAATGCTTTCTAATAGGAGTTTGAGACGACGTTCGATAAAGTAGTTGAAGAGTTTATCTCTTCCTTTACCAGCTTGCTGCTCGTACTGCACGAGCACTTCCTTCTTAATATCAGGAGGAATGAAGTTGAGATCAACGAGCTGCTGATTGCGAAGGTAACCGCGCAGCATCTTCTCGTCACAGAATTCCTTTGGATCTGAGTTGAGCCACTGATCTAATTTTTTCTGACTAATAGGTTTCTGTCTGGCACCGACAACGAACGTGTCATCTGCTGACAAGAAGTTAGGAACGCCGTCTCCAGTATCACCGCGAATGATATGTTCTTTGATGAACTTATCGACGTCGTTTGTCTTACGCCACTTCTTCTGTACAGGATCAAACTGCTGTACGTTCATGTAAGCTTGAAGCTGCACAAAGTCTTTGTCACCAGAAAGAATCAAGATCTTCTCGTTGGTATTGCCATAGGTTTGTGCAAGAGTGCCGATGATGTCATCAGCTTCGGCGCCATCGACACGAATGACTCGATAAGGAAAGTAATCCTTCAGTTCGTCGCGGACTTTATTGAGAGTCTCGAATACGACAGTCCAGTTGATCTCGGACTTCTCACGATTCTTACGACGATTGGCTTTGTAATAGGGAAATACTTGACGGCGCCAGTTATTACCAGCATCGCATGCAATAATCATCTCGCCGAATTTGTCCTTAAACTTGACATTATAAGCGCGAACAGAGTTTAGCACCATGTGTCGTAAAAGATCTTCTTCGATATCTGCATTCGTGTGGTTTCCAAGTTGTATCATTAGATTGGAAATCATAACCTGCGAAAGGTCCATAATAATCATTTCAATTTCTCACTCTTCATCTGGTAAAGTATACGTATATTCAATTGTACTGTCTTCATTATATCTAAATTCAAATATGTTGTCAGACATATTATGAAATGGATGCTCGAGATTATACTGTCTGTGCAACAATGCCTTGATGCCTTCCATGACTAAGGCTACATCTTTGATGTATTTATCGTCATTGATATCTACGCCGTAAGCTCCGAACATATTAATTATGTCAGGAATCATATCATTCATGACTCCAGCCACGTGTTCTTTACGAGTCTGAGTAACCTTATCATGAATTTCGTCCAAGTTCTGAGGAGGCGCATCTTCCCGCTTGAAACCTGGAAATAAGATTACGTTGTCCGTCATTTAATAACCCTTAGTAGAATAGTGTCTTGATTGATTCGGCCATTCGGCTTCGACTCTACGGTCTTGATCTCGTCCATGAACTTGCGTAGGCTGACTTTACCAGCACCAAGCAATGCTTGAATAGAAACATCAGGCTTACGCAAGCTTTTGCTTGTAGAGATTTCGACATCATAACCGATCAAGGTAGTGCCCTTCACTTGGATTCCAGCTGGACCACTCGAATCGTATCGAGCCAACTTCTTGTATTTGGTGTTGTAAGCCCATAGCTGTGTACATCCTACGATCTCTGCTGGATGAACAGAGACAATCTTGAGTGAAGGCTCTTCCTTCTGGTATTTAAGGTTCTTGACCAGATCGACAGCAGACTTTGCTTTCTTCTCACGTGGCTTACGAACCTTAACAGCCTTCTTGTTATTTACATAACGATCGATGTCACCGAAGAAACTCTGCCAAAAGTTAATCCAAAACTTCAGACGCTTGCCGAAAGCTTCTTGAACTTGCTCGTCATTCGACATAATCTCTGTATATTGAGGACGATAGTAGTCAGCTACGATGCCGAGAATCTGTGCGTTCAGTTCGTTCGCTTGACAGAAGGTGTACATCGAGAACTCTTTGCCATCGATGACATTATCGAGTTCTTCTTCGAGGCTCGTGATGATGTAGTTGGCTTTCTCACGAATGCGAGCTTGAATGTCGACGACAAGCTTTGGAGCGTCTTCGACTTCTTCGACAATCTGAGTGGCTGCCGCAAGGAGATTCTTTACACTATCATTGAAGTAGTCGAGATTCTTTTGCGGCAGCTCATTGCCATTCAGGAGAATACGTGCAACGTTACCAAGAGTCTTGGAAATCCTCCACTTTGGAAGCTTGCGTAGGAGTGCGAGTTGGTCCTTGGTATAATTCTTCTTGGCATAAGTGAAGAACCAGTCGCGCGACTGATCATCAGATGCCATATAGTTATACCAATTCAAGGCATTACTATAGCCATCGATTACGATGGGTTCTGAGCCATAGGCTTTGTCATCGATCGACCGAATAGCCGCACGAGAGATCTGTTTGGGTTTAGCTTTCACCTTAATGACCATGTTTACCTCTGTAGTTCCTTGTTTGTATTATTCAATCTACTACAGTTTTGATAATTTGTACATGTTTATTTTCATAGGTCGATTTTATAATTAAAACTTGGGCCGGCGACGGGTGTATATTGAGTTGTGTTTGGCTCCCAACCAGGAGTTCCAACGACTGGTTCCCACTTTTTGTCGACATGTTCTTTCTTGAAATACGACCACTTACGAGGAGTTTCCATGGCAATTTCCATACCATGCTCGAGCAACTGAGTGTGTACAGCATCGTGTTCGTACATCTCTACGTCATCGAAGACGAAGACAGCGCCAGGATCTGACCGCTCAAGGAAGAATGCAATCTCGGCATCGAGAGCTTCGAGCGTATGAGGACCATCGAAGTGAACTACGCTGTATTTATTGAGAATACTCTTATTCTCTGCATAGATAGGAACACCGTCTGCATAGCGATTAAAGAACTCTGTATCTTCAAGGTTGAACATATAGAAGTTGACGTTCTTCTGACGACAATACAGATACATATTGATCATGCAGATGTCGCGCATTTCATTGTTATAGTCGCAACGCCCTTCCTTAAAGATCTCATCGCGATAGTATTCGATGTTACCGTACGGATCGATACCAAAGACCGGTTTTGCAGGAGTTTGATCACTCTCAACAAGACCGTCGATGATAAACTTTAAACCTCCGCCGAGGCGAACACCAACTTCAACCGCTGCGCCCTCTACTCCTTTTGATCGAATAGCTGCATCGGTGAGTACTTCGTAGTTTGCACTGTCTGTGCCGAATTGTGCTTGGATCTGATGGATCGATACTGGTTGTTGTGACATTATGTAACCTTACCTCTGTTTCTGATATATTTAGCAATCATATGCATAATAGCTTGGTGGACGTCTTCTGCTGCTTCGTATTCTTGAATATCAACGTGCAAAGAAATATCTGCGAGTTGAGCGCACTTATTATCTGGTGAAAATCCTGTCAGAGCAATAGTCTTTATTTTCAAAGACTTAGCAGTCTCAATTGCCTTGACAACATTTGGAGAATTACCACTCGAAGAAATGGCTACGAGTACATCGCCTTCTTGCCCGAGTGCATCGAGCTGGAACGAGTAAACATCATCATAAGAGATGTCATTCGCCACGGCTGTCATGAGTGGAATATTTGCTGCCAAAGAAATAACTCTTGGACGCAGTCCACCTTTCTTACAACCTTTGGTATAGTCGCATGCCCAATGCTGAGCGATGGAAGCAGATGCACCGTTACCAATTGTATAGATGTTATTCCGATGATTGGAAATGCTTGTCAGCCAAATAAGTTCGGCAGCTTTTTTAAATTCTTCATGATCGATACTTGCAAAGCCGATATTAATCAAGCCCATATGATCGAATATAATGTCAGTCTCGATAGACAATTCTTGCTCCTTCATGTGAGATGCCTACATCAAGGCATGTTCTGTCTGAAAATTCTTGGCGGATCAAGTTTTTTTGATCTGTGATTGCTAGCATGTATCCGCCGCCTCCTGCTCCGAGCAGTTTAGATCCGAATGCTTCTGCTGATTGGCATCGATCGTACATACTATCTATCTCTTCTGAAGAGATGCCTTCAGTCATCTGTTTCTTTAATATCCATGCAGCGTTCAACAATCCACCATAATCAAACGGATTTACCGCTTGAGTGCTTTGCATATCTGCCATATGAGCGAGCTCACGAATTACAAATGTCTTGGCTTCGAAGTTAATCTTATCAAGAATCTTTGCTGCATGATGCTCTACGTTTGTAGGAATCAAGATC